AAGGGGATTTAATTTAGTATCAGGGTTTAAAGTATCTGCACCACCAATGCTTTTTAAAAAATATCTTTGTTGGCTTGTAAGAAATACAAGTTCAGTATCTCCATTAATACCCTTTGATGCTAAATCAGTGTAAAGTAAATTTGTCAGCCAAGTTTTTATAAACTTGGGGATTATACGCATAACCCACTTAAACATTTATGCTCCTTTAGTAATTACTAATGTCTAGTTTACTCTGATTTGGTGGGAGTTTCAACTCCCTCTCCATGCATCTCATCATATAAACGACCTGTATATTGATATTCACCAACATGAGTTATGTAAGACATTATGTAACAATACATTTTGCCACCAATTAATGACCATAATCTACAAAAAGCAAAGTCCTCACCCAAATACTTTTTGGTTTCAGGATCATAGTAAGTATCAAAAAAATTATAAAAATGGGGTCTGTCAACGTGCTGACCATCAATTGTAGTTTTTTGGATTATCTGCCTGTCTGGGTATTCTTTTATTAATCTACTAAATACATCTCGTTTAATTAACATACAACCAGTAGGACAATGTGTTGCTTCAATTAAACCTTTTTCAATCTTAATATTTGTATTTTCATCTTTTATTAATAATGGATATTTAAGAATGTGATGCTCACATTTATCAGGGTCACTGATATAGCCCTTTTGTATCTTCTCCATAAGCACATCCCATTGAGCAGTTTTCATAGGATAAGGTATTGATACTAAGTCTTTGTCAAACTCTAATAATCGTAATACAGATTTAGGGTCAAAAGCAATGTCAGAATCTACAAACAACATATGTGTAAAATCTGTGTTTAAAAAATAGCTAACACATAAATTTCTACCTTGTGTAATAAGCGAAGACTTCATCATCTGAAACATAACTCTGATGTTTCTTTTCATACATTCTTTTTGTAGTTCAAGCATAGTCTGTGCATAATGCATTGACACATCACTGTGTACAGGAGTTGCAACAAACAGACTTATAGGTTGTTCTTTTTTTAACCAAATAGGTTTATTGTTTTGCATCTAGAACACCCTGCAAAAAAGTTGACCATTCTAAAGCTTTTTTATCCCAAGAATAAAAACGTTTAATATAATTTTGTTGTAAATCTAAATGATTTTGGATCGCTGGTTCGTGGAGCATGTCCCGGCAAGCTTTAATACCCTCTGCAAATTGATGAGCCAAGTTTACTAGATTGGTTTCATAATTTACAAATACAGGAAACTCAGCTCCTGTTTCATATAGAGCACCATAGTTAGTGACAATACAATACAGACCTGCGGCCATAGATTCTAATAATGAAATACACGATGTTTCTTCCCAAATGCTTGGATAAGCAAACATGTGGTAATGAGGTAACTTACTCAAAACAAATTCATTAGGCCTGTAACCAATATAATTTACATTTTTTAGGTTACGAGCTTGGTCATACAAATCAACATAACTATCATCATTATCTTCTTGAAACTCTTTACCGTAAATTTCACAACTACTATAGACATCTAATTCAATATTCTCGTTTTCTAATAACTGCATTGTAGCTAACAAAACATTTAAACCTCGCCAAGGTGTAGGATGAAATATCATTCGTAAAGTATCACCTTTTTTGTAGGGAGTTCTTTTAGGAAAGTGTGTTACACCATTTTTAATAACATGACATCTATCAGTGGGTATATCATAAAGATCTCTAAACTTTTCGTAGTTCCAACTTGAATTAAACACATACCAATCATACTTACTGTGATTGTCTTTATCTTGAAACCAAGGCGCTATGTTAGGTTGATTAGGAGCATTTTTTTGCCACAGTATATTTACTTTGTTTTTATCTAAAGGTATTTTTTCGGGCACTGAGGTGCAAATAGAAAACTTATTAAGTAAATCGTCATCAACATATTTACTTAAAAAGTTATGTTGAAGTTCAGTCCCACCTAATGGTGTCAATCTGTTTCTCCATCCAATGATAACTCAGGGACGATAATGTTAACGTCCCGCTGTATGTCGCTCTCACTTGTGTCAGTGGAGCTATCTTGGATGTCTTTCTTTGCCTCATCTTCATCTTTATAAACTTTACCAGTTTTTTTATTTTTGATGATAACTTCTGATTTGCAATGTATTACGTCCATAGTCTTAAATACCAATATTTTTTAACAATTGCAAATAAATTATCCATTTTCCTGAGAGCGATCAAGTAGAGCATACGACACTATACCTTGTATTTCATTAGCAGTGCCTGCTGTCATTTTTAAAATATCACCCTCTTCAAGTACAAGTGTTTGTGATATAACTTGTCGTGTTGTATTTGCGGCAATCGCAGCATTATCAATTCTAAATGTAGCTGATGCACTTGTGTCTGTAACCTGAGTAGCTAAATTAACTGCGGAGCCACTAGAACCATTATGAACTTGTATCTGTTTAACTAAACAACGACCATTAGCTGGTGCTGTCAAAACACTTGTTGTTCCTGTAGTTGTGAGTGAAAACCCTTGATTTTTATACTGTATTGTCATTAGCTCATAAAGAAATTAAAGGCATCTTGTTCATTTTTCAAATCATTTTGATAAGCAAAATTCAATTGATTTACTAATGTTTCAATACCATAGGTTATTTGTCTTTGGTTTTGCACCACATAATCCTCATTTAGTTCTGGAATAAGTATGTTAATTTTAGCCAACTTTTCTCGCTTTCTTTAGAGCTTCCTTTGCTTTTTTTGCAATGCTAACAACTTGAGTTTTACCCATCACTTTAGCACGTTGTTCCATAACAGTAAGTATTTGTATTTTTCGTGCATAAGGTTTATTAATTTTTTTTACCTTAGCAACAGTTTTTCTGGCATCAGTAGGTGTGGCAAATTTTATACTTACTGTATCTTTTGGATTTTCGTCAGTATATAAACGTCTACCAGACTTCTTAGGTTTTTTACCTGTCCCAACTTTAGGATCTCTTTTTGTCATCTTCTACCATCAGGTTGTACATCAGCTCTGAATGCCCCAAATCGCCAAGACTGATCAGTTGATGTGTTTTCTATTTTAACTGATGCTAACCTACCTCGTGCTCTTGTGTCAACTTTTTTTGTGCTTGAACTTATAGTAAAGGGCCCAAGAGGTGAGGATGCTTCTGTATCTGATGGAAAGTCTTTAAGGTTTATAGTAATCTGTGCGTTACCATCAAGCTTACCAAAATCAGGTATAAATCTTCTAATCTTAGTAAAAAATTCACCAGCTGTTCCTTCCATATCCATTTCAAAATCACCAGATTCTATGAATGCATTGATTGCAGTTTTATTACCTAAAACATCAAGTTGATTACTTCCTGTTTCATGTTTGTATAATGTAGCTGCACCAAACTCATTGGTAATCCCATTTATAGATACAGTAGGAAGACCAGAAGAATTATATTCTGTTGCGTATGGATTATCTAATACATACTTGTCACTGTAAGCAGTTCGAGCTAAAGAACTTGTTGTCCACAAAGCTTCTCTATAATTTAAAGTAACACATCTATCTATTTGTGTAGATCCATCTTTACAGTAAAACCAATTTATTTCTGTAAATAAAGTATTGTATCCTGCAAAAACTTGTTCACTTTGACCAAAATTAAACCCTAAATCGTCATCTGTTTGTGTTGTAAATACAAAGTCCTCTACAGTACAATTTAGTTTTTTTACAGAACCACCATCATACGCATAAAAACCACCAGACTTACCCATCCAATACATAATACCATCTACATGCACTAATGAATGTTGTGACATCGCTCCACAGTTTGAACCTACTTGTCTAATTGAAAAGGTAAAAGGCGGACCAACAAACTGCATAATGTAAGCAGATGTATCCGTAACAACAAATATATAGTCTTTACCTCTAGCTGCACTAACTATCTTTGAGCCACTATCTAATTGAAAGGTTCCTGCTGTGTTTGTAGATACAGGTACATAATCTGTTCTATCTTCTTGATCTGAAAAACGAATAAACATTTTATCTTGTGTGTTTATATTTCCAATAGTTGTTTCTGTGCCTAAATGAATTAAGTGCCTATCAGTATCTGATACAATTGTCATAACACTTGCTGTTGGGTTTGTGGTGACAGCAGTAGCTCTTGTAGTCACACCACTCGTAGGGTTCCATTCAAACGTACCACCATTTTTAATTGTTGCTATTAGTATAGTTCCATAATTATCCAAAGACCAATTACCTGGTTCTAAACTTGTGGCAGACGCTGCTGTTGCAGAACCCCAACCATTAGAACCACTCCATGTGCCTGTCCCCCAACCAAAACCTAGTGTTTGTGTAGCTGAACCAACAGGGAAATAAGATTGCACTGTGCCTGAACCTGCTGCTGTCATACCAGAACCAGATTCACTAGAAGGCATTGTAATTGTAAAACTGTTTGATGCTGCTGTAATAATCTGAAAAGGATTATCAGTAAAATTAGCGGCAGTAAATCCTGTACCACTACCAGGCATGGTGACTGATGAAAATACAACAAACTCACCTGCTGTTAAATTGTGAGAAGTTTTGTTGACAGTCACTGTTGCAGAGCCATTTGTGGAGGTGAAAGTCAATCCTGTTATTGCAGTTTCAAGCGGACTAATATCATAAATACCACCACCATAAAATAAGAATAAACCTTTACTTGTGCCTATGGCTATGTATTCTGTTCCATCTCTGTCAGTCCAGATATGTGTTGCTCTTGCCACACCAGGCATTGTTGTAGCTACAGCTTGTTGCCAGCCACCTATTTTCTCAGGTTCACCATAACGAAAACGAACAAAGTCACCATCTGTCCATTGATTAGATGCTTCACTCTTTGTTATTTGTTTATTGAAACCACCTTTAAAGGGAATACGAATTAGAGGCATGTCACCTCGCAGTCACAGGGTTTGTGCCATCCCCAACGAATGGATGTTCAGCAAAGGCAAAATATAAATATGTTTGTCCTGAAGTATTATGCCATCCACTATTACCATATACTTTAAATCCATTTGAAAGTGCAATTATACCTTCACTAATACCATAATCATAATCAGCATTGGTCACATCAGGTCTTAATAAAAAGCCTTGACCATTATAAGCATTTCTTTTTGTATCATAAATATACCAGCCCTCAGCATCTGTTGCTTTCCACATAACCCAAGCTGGTCTAAAGCCTGTGTATATAAATGGACCATCACTTGATGACCCATTACCAACATAGGTACTAAATTTACTAAAGCCATCCACTTCATGCCACGCATAGCAAATCATTTTATCACCACTCATATTTGTATTAAAATTAGAACCTAAGTTTATGACACTAGATGTTGGAAGAGTATTATTAAACATGGTCGTAGAGGTGTCAATTGCAAGACTAAGATTAAGATATATAAGTTGATTAGCTGCAAAACTTTTGTGCCACACAATCCAATAACCATTTGGTGAGTGAGATTCTAATGCTTTAATCATGAACCAATCTGGAGTTTGTGATAAACCATGTCCGATAGTGGCATTAGCTTCTGTCCCTGTGTACTGTATAATTGAGAAGCCAGCCGTGGAATTAACTTGGGTGGTTGTTGTGATTGAACCATCTCCATTACTTGCAGTGGTGCCACCATTTCCTACCCAGTTCCAAGCAACATAACGATTACCTACAGTATTCCAATTTATAGCACTCATCGTTGAATAGCCACCTTTTAGAAACTTTTGTAAAGAGTTGGCTTGTGTGGCTTCATATGAGTCCGAATTAGCATATATTTCTTTTAATGAACCTCTACTAGAATCGTTTAATGTATGAAAATAACTAGAATTATCTCTATCTTTAACCCACACCAGTCCAGGGATACCTTTAGCTGTTTCTGGCATGCCTTGTTGTCTTAACATTTTAAAACCTGTTGGAACACTATGAAAAAAGTTTCCATTACCATCTTCATCAGCATTACCACCAGCAGTTTCGTAACCAGCAAAAGTTCCATTATCTCCAAAGTTCCATATAAAAGTAACACTTGTATTTGACATAGCTGAAAAACAAGCAGATTTTGAACTGTCAAAAGTTGTGCTGCCTATAAGTGAACCTGAATTATTATAAAAACTTATTAAGTCATTGTCTAAATCCAAAGCTATTCCAATAACATCTCCTGCATTTATTGTTGCAGAGGGGTTTGATGTTGTTACATTATTATTCTTTAACTGATTGGTACCACCATGAACATACCACAAGGCTGAACCACAACCATTAGCTCCAGTATGTCCAATGTAAACATTGCCAGATGCAGTAACAGCAGCTAAATCCTCTTGGGTATAACAACCAAATACCAATGTACTGCCACCCCCATTACTACTAGTTCTTACTTCTGCATAAAATTTACCAGAACCTTTAGGTCGTAAAGTAGAACACATAGCATAACCCTTGTTGTTTCCGTTTGTGTAAGTTGTTAAACCTCCCTCATACATTAATTGTGAATACGAAATATTATAAGGTCGCATAATGGGTAGATTGTTTGTAGGTGTGTCATTGCGTTGGTCAGCAGCAGCAAGACCATTTACAGACAGGTCATATGTATTTCCGCTAGTGTCGTCACCAAGATTAGAAGGCGATCCAAACTCCATTCTAAAACCATTAACGCCATATGTAATACCTGTCAATGCTTTGGGGACCCAACGCCCTGTGCTTGTGTCAGTTTCGCCAAATGTTGCAGG